AGTATATGGCTACGGGTCATTATACGAAGGCTAGAACCGAAAAGCTCAAAGAAGAACTTAAGGAGCTTGAAGGCATGCAAGAAGGTCGTGAACCAGCTGTTGAAGTTGGGGAAGAGCCTACACAGTCTACCGAAGGAAACAACGAAGGGTCGCCTTCCGAGAATCCGGACGTAACCGCTGGACAAAAAGAGGCCAAGGAAGACCTTACCAAGAATAATGGTGAGGCCAAAGAAGAACTACAGGACCTAGAGTACTGGAAGAAACGTGCACTTGAGGCTGAAGGCAGATTCAATAAGTCTAAGCCAGTGTATGACCGGAACATTAAGGAACTGAAAGACGAGAACCTTGCTCTGCAACGTGACCGTGTTAACCAGCTGAAGACTATTAATAACCTTCAGCAGAAGTTGTCCGTAAAACAGACTAACTCTATTGACTCGGTATTTGACAAGGAGACTACTGATATTCTTGGGGAGAAGACTTCCTCAGCTATCAAGGAAACCTTGAAGAAACAGCAAGAGACCATCAACCAGCTGACCGACCAGCTTCGTAACCAAGAGGTTAGGACTGAGGAAGGCAAGGTGGAGACTGCTGCTGCGAATGAGTACAACTCGTTTATAGGTGAACTTACTGAACTGGTACCTGACCAAGCTGCTATGAATGCTGATAAGGCTTTCGTTAAGTGGCTTAGCGAGCCTAACGCTCGAGGCAAGATACGGATGGATTTACTCCGGTCTGCTGAAAGGAGTCGGGATGCTGAGCGAGTAGCTCAATTCTTTTTAGACTACAAGTCTGAGACGAATAAAGCTAACGCTTCCAAGGATACGATTGCTGCTAGAACTGGTCCTTCCAATCAGGCAACTGATAATACTGTCTCTGACAACAAACCGGGTGAAGCCCGTGAGTTCAAGGAGTCAGAAGTCGATGCTTTCTATAAGGATGTCACTAAAGGCGTTTATAAAGGAAGGCACGATGAACGGCTAAAACTTGAGTCTGAAATTGAACAGGCTTATATACAAGGTAAAATTAAAATAGGAATATAGAACAATGGCTTTTACTCCTACTGGAAACGCTAACGCTAACTATCCTTCTGGCGGAGACGTACGGTATGCACCGATTATCTTCACCAAAAAGGTTATGGTACTTTTCACTGAATCTCTTCTGCTGAATGAGGTTTGTAACAACGACTATGAAGGCGAGATTAAAGGTAAGGGCGACCAAGTTGAGATTCGACTGGCTCCTACCACTATGAACGTCAACGCATACGTACCGGGAACTCCTATTACCTACGAGATTCCTTCTGAGAACGCACGTACTCTGCTCATTGACCAGATGTACTACGCTGCTTTCCAGATTGATGAAGTAGATAAGGTACAGAGTGACCTGACTCTTATGAATATGTTTGCTGAAAGGTCTGCATATTCTCTGAATCGGACTATCTCTAGCAACGTACTCGATACCATGGGTACTGGCGCATACACCGACTCTGGTGATGTGTGGTCTGCTACCTGCTCTGGTAATCAGGGTGCAACGGCTGGTAAGGTATCTGAGGGTTACAACCTCGGTGTCGCAGCTACGCCCATCCAGATTACTGCTGATAATGCTTTGGACTACATTGCCGACCTCGGTACTGTACTGACTGAAGCTGATGTACCTGAAGAGGGACGCTTTCTGGTCCTGCCTGCATGGTACTGCAACTTCTTGAAGAAGGGCGACCTGAAACGCTCTGACGTAACTGGCGATGGTACTGGTGTTGTACGAACTGGTATGATTGGCGAAATCGACAACTTCAAGATTTACAAGTCTAACCTGATTAAGCATGTAACTGATGCTCATGCCAACAGCCCTGAGGCATTCTATGTCGTGGCTGGTGTGACTGACGCTAGCACGTTTGCCTCTCAGATTACCAAGACGGAGACGGTCCCTGACCCGAACCAGTTTGGTGAGCTCTGGAGAACCCTTGCTGTTTACGGACACAAGATTATCCAACCTGAGGCACTTGCCATGCTGTACTGCACCAAGGACTCCTTAGCGTAATAGTTGAGGAAATCCGATTGGTCACAGGATGACCACTAAGACCCCTAGAGATATAGTGTTAGAAGCACTTCAACCTCTAGGGGTTTTTTCTTATTCAGGAGACAACAATGAACTATCTTGAAATCTTACAAGAGATTAATCGTCTTGCAGGAACTCAAGGCACAGTGGATGCGGTGAGTGGCCTTACTGGCTATCAAGAACTGCTTCCGGTATATGCTGATAATGCTTACGAGGACATCCAGCTCTTTCGTGACTGTGACTGGATTTTTATGAGACAAGAAGCCGAGAAGGCTCTTGATGCAACCACAAACTCTTTTACAGATACCGACATAGCTAAGATTCGATTCATCACCTACGACTACAAGAAGCTAACCTATGTGCCTTATGAGAGGTGGATTCTGTGGGAGAACATGAGTACTGGTGAACCGAAGATGTATACTATCCAACCAGAGACTGGCGAGGTAACTCTTAACCCTCTCAATGCTGCTTATACAGTCAAGGTATACTATCAACGTGTTCCAGACACAATGACTGCTCAGACTGATGAGCCGATACTTCCTACCAGATTCCAGAACCTGATAGTCTTCAAGGCTCTTATAGACCTCGGGCAGTATGTAGGTAACTACGATTTGACTCAGCATTACGGTACTCGCTTTTCTGTGCTTATGGGTCAGATGTTAAGAAGCCAGAACCCCGCCAAGAAACTTAAGACCAAACCTTTTGTACGTGGAGAATTCTACTAATGAGGTGGCCTGCAATAAAACCAACTCCTATACGTTCTAAAGTCGTATTGATGACTGGTGGTATCAAAGAGGATATCAACCAGCTTCAGGCCAAGGCTGGAGAGCTACTTGCTGGAGAGAACTATGAAGAGCTTGATGGTGTCTACCATGGCTATACTTCTACTCTAGGTTATGAGGCAGCTGATGGACAGCCATCACCTTCTGATGTAACCGTTAAGAGTCTGCTTGATACTGGTACAGACTCCAATACAAAGATACTTCTGGAGTCTAATAGTGATATAGCAAGTATAGTAGACAAGAGTAAGTATGCTCATGCGGTCACTAATACAGCTGTAGTTGATGACCTTATCAATTTCCATATGGGGTCTACTAACAGCACATTCTTGTTTAATGGTTCTGCCGACTTCACTATCGCTGATAATGCTTATGAGCTTGAGGATAATGATTTTACCATCGAATGCTTTGTCAAACCTACTTCGGTAGCTGGTACTGATGTACTATTCGAGAAGTCTAACTCATGGAAGCTAGAGATAGTTGCTGGCTACCCTAAGTTTAGCTACTCCACAGACGGTGCGACTTGGACTGATAGCCTTACTTCCGATAACGCTATAACAGTGGCTAAGTTCTGGCATGTAGCTGTCATCCGAAAAGACGATGCTATCATAATCTTTGTTGATGGCAATAGGCAGGTCACTGAGTATAACTGTGGCTCTGATGTCATCTTCGATAATGCTAATAGCCTCGTGATGGGTAGTGGTTTCATAGGCAATATGGACGAGCTCAGGGTTTCGCTTGATTACAGGTATATCTCAGACTTCGATGTGCCTACTACAGAATTCTCTTCAGGCTCCTATAGGTTCCAACAGTGGGATGATGAAGACCGTGAGGCAGCTAGAACATTGATAGGCGAAGTGCCCGGGTCAGGCAGCGTGCTGTCGGTCTCTTCTATTGGTCAAGTGATAGGTGCTTGTCGAAACGACTCAGGAGGTTCATACTCTGACTGGTATATTATGTCTGGTTCAGGGTGGAGTGGGCCTGTACCTACAGCTAAGGTTGTGGAGTACGAGAATGGTAATGATGCTGGCGGTGATGATATAGGATTTGTCGCTGGAGAGACAATTACGTTTACACCCTCGGGAGCTACTGGTGAAGTTGCATATAAAGATGTGCATGCAGGACAGTGGGACCCGCCTAATGATGCAGAAGGCCATCTGGTACTTATCAACGTAACAGGAACAATAACTAATGGCGATGTCATGTCGAATGTCTCGGGTGATACTGCTGATTACGTTGCAGATTCATACTACGCATTCACGATGGACCCTGATGGAGTCTATAATCATACTGTTGGGAGGTTTGATATATTCCCTGAGAGACAACGTGAAGAGACAAACTTCTGGTGTAATGGCGTAAACCATGCTGGCTTCTTTGATGACACCAATGTTGTGCCCATTATCCATGAGAACCTTCCGGACGAGCAAGGGGTTTATCCGACACACTGTATTGAGTTCAAGAACAAACTCTTTCTGGCTTATCCAGACGGTCAGATTTGGTACTCAGTAACAGGAGACCCTCTGGACTTCGATACAGCTACTGGTAGTGCTGGCTCTTTCTATGTTGAAGGAGTGCCTACAGGAATGGTTATTGCTCCGGGTAATACCCTAGTGATATTCTGTGAAGAGTCTATCCATATGATTAAGTCTATCTATGATAGTGATAATCCGGGCGGAGCTAATACAGCTGCTTATTATTCTTTTACACAAGAACCATTCTCCATGACTGCTGGTAGTCGAGTGAAGACTGCTCAGCGTATGCTTGGGGAAATCTACTATATGGACGATAATGGCATCTCGAGTATGTCAGCTGCAAGTGAGTACGGTGACTTCTCGATGAACTCTATCAGTAAAAATGTTCAAGCTACCCTCTTCAGCAAAAGGGATATAGTAACAGGGACTATGCTTAATAAGGAAACGAATCAGTATCGTATCTTCTTTGATGATTATACTGGTCTATACTTCACGTTTGACCGAGAGAAGAAAGTCAAGGGTGTTACCTCTGTCAAGTTTAAGCATCAGCCTACATGCTTCCACGAGATGGAAGATACTGATGGTATACGAAAAGCATACTTCGGGGCTGCTGATGGTTATGTCTATGAGATGGACAAAGGTACCTCGTTTAATGGCGAGACGATACCTACGAAGCTAACTACAAGCTATCATAGTTATGGTACA